TTTGGGTTCATGCTCCTTCGCAAGGGTGTCATAGAGGCAAATGATGCAAGTCTTTGGTCCCAGAGCACGTTTAATGGGGAAGTTCACGCAGACACAAAGATTCGCGTGGGTCACCGGGTCGAGATTGTAATCTGATAATATATAAATGTTCGACTGGCTCGATTCAGATCTTGTAGAATATGACGAGTCTGACAACATTCTTAAAATATTTCACAGACCCAAAGACATGTCACGGGCAATGTACCGATACATTGCATCTGAAATAATTGAATCCCAGACTGATTGTTGGAACGAAGCATCACAATGCTGGAAAAATTTACCAAATTCAAAAAAGGAAATTTTAGAAAAAAAAGCTCAGATGGAATTCCAAAACTTTCTGGACATTCGCCAAGGACTCCTTGCGACCCTTGCAGACTACCAGGGATTCATAAACATAAAGAGCCAGTTTCGTGATTTAATTTTATCTGCAGAATTCAAATAGTCATGGAGACGTTTATAACTGCAGATTCAAATGACAGGGACTCAAACATTTATCCAAGTGGAAATAATTACGTGGTCCATCTCTCGTATCCTATCCGGAATGTCTCCCGTGTAGAACTCGTGAGTGCGCGTGTACCCAACACGGTTTATAATCTCAATTCAACATCCAATGTTTTTATAACAGGAACTTCAAATGTGGGACTGACCCAAGGGTTCTATAGTGCTACAGGTCTTGCGAGTGCCGTGACCAATGCTGGAATTCTGAACATGACATATCTTTCAAACGAGGGTCATTTTCTTTTTTCAAATTCTGGAAATTTTAATTTGAAAATTACCTCTCAAGAATTTGCGGCAATGGCCGGACTTGCAAACAATGTCACGTACACATCGGCTCTCGCACCTCTGACGGATCCCACATATGCTGGTCAGTACATTCTCAGATCTTCAAACGTGATTGACATGTCTATGAATGAATATGTATATCTTGATATTGACGAATTGAAAACTCCGAGTCACATTGCGACAGGATCAATAGTGGGATCTACAGGTACTATAACCGGATCAAATGCTGGAAGGTCATTTGCACCCATACTTATGAATGTAGGGTCTGCGTGTATAAAAACATTTCAGGAATCTTCAGATTACAAAATTTCAGTAGAGTATCCAGAACCTATAAACGTTCTGTCCCGCCTGACGGTTCGTTGGTTTGACAAGAACGGTCAACTGCTCAACTTTCGCGGTCTAGAGACGAATGCATTCGTGATACGGGCTTTTATAAAAGAAGATCCTAGAAGACTTCCACCTCCACCACCTTTGCAAGATGTGGAGCTGAAGCGCGTTATTGATGCAATGTCAATGGTCCCTGAAAAAGTTCCTGAAAAAAGGATGAAAATTCCGTGGGTCCTGATAACTCTTGCGTTGATTTTAGGTTTATTTGTTTACAAAACTTTCTTTAGCGCGTCACAGCGTACATTGTCTGCGCCTGGTTTATCTTCACATTCTTTGCCAGCACGCTGATGATCATATAGACAATGATTGCAAGCAGAGTGGTGAAGAGGGCTGAGAGGATGTAGTACTGCCCGCCATTCTTGCTCACGTGAACAACCTGGGAGATCACCCACCGAACAACATCCATCCATGCAATAGCACTTGCGAATGAAAAACCTGCGACGATTGAGTTCAGAGACATTGTCTCGAGCTGAGCACCCACACTTGAAACAAGACCAGCCATTTTAATCATTGCACAGGAAAAAATTTATCTTCTTGAAGATCCCATCCTCTGGGAGGTTCATCATCTTCCTCGTACTCTTCCTCGAGGACGATGGTGGAATATTTTGGTCTCCTGGGTTGATACTCTTCTTCCTCCTCCTCCTCATCCTCAATCTCAAATATCTGCACTTGGCTCATGCTCTATAGCTTTTTTCAGCATTCTTTCTGCTGGACTCTGCGGCACCCATTCATCCCATGTGGCTGCACATTCGTTCATCTGACGAGCCATGTCGTTGTCCTGACCCTCGTAACGTGTCCATTCAGGTTCCTCACCCTCCTCTTCCTCCTCTTCCTCTTCGTCAGACTCTGAATCCTCGTAAATTTCCGGGTACAAAGTTCCAATCTGTTTGCCGAGAACATTGCGGGCTGCAAACATCATGCCCAACTTCATGTCCTGGGCCACGACCGTGTCCCGTCCGCATGCCTTGGCGTAATGTGCAGCAAGTACGGTTGCTGACTCGAGCACGGGAACTATGAGATCCATTGCTGCAGACTCGAAATCCATTATGATTCATAATTAGAAAACAAAACTTGACTAATACCGCCTTCAAATTTTACAAAATTATAAGCGAGTGCATATATACGAACGTAAAGATTGGTTTGGATACCTCTCACAAGATTAAATGTAAAATTTTGATTAAAAATTCTTGAGAAATTTACATGAGTCGTGGGAGAATCATTTTGTGGATCAAGACTGAATGAATACATGTAAAACAACCGGTCTGGTTTGCGGGTATGAAATTCTAGGGGTTGTATGTACCTGAGAAATGCAGGAGTTCCTATGTAGTACGGTATATGGGTCACGTTGTTAAAATCAAGCTCGAGATTTGTGAGATAATCAGTCGTCCCATAGTTGTACCCGAGCGCTGAGTCAGCCTGTATCACGAAAAAGAGTTCCTTGACTGGGTTTGCAAATTGCGTCTTGGCTGTAAATTTAGTAACTCCTTTGGGCACGAAAAATGTCTCGAGTTGTACGTGTTCATTGAGATACAGCTGTGGGGTTTTCTTGATGTAATTTCTTTCAGGTTCGTCGAGGTATACGTATTCTACGTAAACTGTTCCGTTGAACGGAAGGGCGTACTGGATGTCCGGGCAAAACTTGTTTGCAGAGTTGAATGCAAACCTGAGAACGACCGGTTCTTTCATAGCACAGATTGGTATCCCCTTTTTGAGCATGAAGAATGGTAATTCAATAGTGTATGTGGTGAGTCCGCCTGTGTTTACGTTTGAAAGATTCTTACCTATGAGCTTGGAGAGAGCGGGCTGCTTGGTTGCCGGAATCTCAAGATCAAGCTTCATTTCCATAAACTCTCCCCACTGACGATCAACCAGCTGAGACCCTATGTACAAGTCTACATGGTTGATCATGAGTGTTCCTGCGGAATCAAGGACGTTTGACGTTCCAAAGACTTCTGGATTGTAAATTTTCAAATAAATTTTAGAAATCAAATCCCCAGATTTGGGAAGTTGCATAAATGTTTCACCTCCAAAGAAGAGTCTGTTGGGATCGAATGGGACTTCATCTATGCGAGAAGCCCATCGCGTCTTTTGTTGATACTTTTCTATGAAATATGTTACTTGTGGGCCTTGGCTCAGAAAGACATCCTCCTGACCAAGAGTTGCTAGAGCCGTACGACCAGCCATCTGCAATCTACTAGGAAATAAACATGAGCCCTGCGAGCCCATCGGCAACGCCTAGGACATTCTTGCTGACTCCTATAATCCTGAACTGTTTTGCTGGATAGTACCCGTCGGTTCTCGATATGTTTAGCTCGAGGTTTACATACCTGAGACGACTAAAGTTTATTGGGCTCACAAATTTTTTCATATAGAAATTCCGTGTAGGATATGTTATGTAATTATTGTAGGGCTCGAGGACTGCGAGCTGTGTCGGATCCGTGATGCGGTTCGTAACAATCTCTTCACCGTTTATTGTTATACCAAGGTTTGCAAGACCGTCATTTGACCAGTTATAAGGAACTGTTCCGTCAATCTGGATTACAAAAAACAATTCTGTGATTGGATTTTCGAAAATTATTTCAAAAATTCCTTGAGTAAATGAAGGTCCAAGATCATATTCTTGGTACTGATACTGCTCTACCACATAATTCAATCGAGTCTTGTTGAACCAAGTAATTTCCGGCTGTGCAAGGTACACGTACTCTACTATCAAGGTGGCGTTTATAGGATTTGGAGCCGTGTCTATAGCGGTAAGTTGCTGAAGAGTCCTGAATGTGATCCATATTTCCACATCTTGTCTGTAAACTGTTGATATGGGAAAATACAATGCAGAATTTTCATAAAAGTAAAATGGTAAATTGATGTAATAATCTCTTCCCGATGCAATTGTCGTGTCGTACTTGCCGGTCAGAAGTTTTAGACCTGGCTGGTTTTCATAAGGGACTTTGAGGTCGTTCCAAATCTCAATAGCCTCCCCCGTAAGAGACTCTATCGTCTGTCCTCCAACTTTGAAGTCTGCATTCACTATTGCCCACGTTCCGACCGAATCATAGTAATGATACTGTGAATAATCGGGAGGGAGAACGTTTGACGTGATTGGGTAAACGGCTATGAACGCCCCTGGTGCAAATGTAGATCCTACATTTCCTATATTTATAGGGTAAGTCACTGGCGCACTCGCGACTCGTATAGGGACAGTCTGTGTGTAGACACCTCCCGCTTCTACAAGATTTGCCCCTTCTATATAGTTGTAATCAGATCCATAAATATTAGTTATTACCTGTGTTTTTAGTTGAATTGATTTCACAACATTACCTGCGGCATAATAAATATATGGAAATTTAAGTGCAAATGTGGATGTTCCTGCTTGAATTGTAGTATCACTCGTGCCTACATATCCGTAACCACCTGGACCACCTGTAACGATTCGTATTTTACCTGAATCACATACCCAAATTTCCAGGTTGTTGTATGATACAATTGCTGTTATGCTTGTGAAACGTGCTGCTATACCTAGACCGTCAGTAAATCCTGAAACTCCTGGGAGTCCTACATACTGTAATAAAGTCGATGGGGGAGTCCATCGTAAGATGATGTAGTCTTCAGTTCCTATGTACACGTAATACACTCCATTACCTGCAAAAGTTTGAGCAGCAACGCATGTAACTCCTGTAAGTGGATATTCGGGGTTCTGTTCGAAACTCGAAGAACTTTGAGAAAATGTTAGTGTATCTGTAGTGTTTATGTTGTATAACCGTAGAGTTCCATTGTCGACAATGTACACGTTTGAGTTTTCTACACAAATATTTGTAGGATTAACGTATGATGTATCGAGCCCTTTTGAATCACCGCCACTTCCGGTTCCACTTATAGTCCGGACTATTCCTCCAGGATAAATTACCCTAAGCGTAGCAGCAATATTATCTGTAAAATACAGGTTCCCATTTCCGTATCCTAATGACGTAGCACTCACAATCGCAGAAAGACCTGTTCCGTCACCTAGAGACGGAGGTGGAGGCTGTACATCGACAAAATCTCCTGCATAAATTGAAGAACCTTTAAATATACAACTACCGGCATTTGGACACCAATAAATATTGCCAGAACTGTCTACGGCTGTTGAAAGTAAAGCTGCTGTAAATAAAGTATCGTTTGAATTAACGTTTGTATAAGAATTAAAATTTGTAATTGCGGTCGAAGCATTTGAAACTCCCGGTATAAATGTAAACCCTGTTGGAATTGGATACAGATTTGAAGTGTTATAGGTCATCCGTCCACCGTTGTAAACATCTACTCCAAACTTTAGAGTTCCTGAAATGTAGCTTATATCAAACCCAAGAAGACCAGTTGCGGGATTACCTCCAGCTCCTCCCGCATTGCTGGTCCATTTCCCACCGTCAACGCGTATCCAAATGAATTTGGCGCTCGTATCAACAGCGACATCTATAACATTACTCGTTTGTAAAGGTAGTCCCGGATCTTTAGGTGGAGCATACGCACCTCCTGTATATATCACACCGTCTTCATAGTATCCAAAACTGTTCAAGTCGGCCCCCAGATAACTTGTCGTATCCATAGAAACATTCGCGACACCAACAGCGGTAGTTTCACTACCAGTAACTATATCAAGACTCACGCTGTACATGAACTTGGTTCCGGAAGGAAGGGTCGTAGATAAAAGCATAGTAGGTTCAGTATTTCCAGGAAATGCAGTCACTGTAAGGTCTCCGTTTGTCAGAACCATGCCCGGCCATGCGAGTATGGGATCCCATGCAGTCGATGTCGCTTTGAGTACTGGAAGGTAGGTTGTCATCATGTACGTCCCGACATTGTTGAATTTTATGTTACCTCCAGAAAGTGAAATCATATTTTCAACTCCATTTTCTCCGTTGACCGTCAAAGGGTTTGTAATTGTACCATGCACATCAAACGTGAGACCGTTGAGAGGAAGGATGAAACCGCCGTTTGTGTATCCATATGAACCAGGACTTGAAAGTCCTACGAGAGTCGTAGCTACGAAAGAAGTAGACAAATCTATCGACGGAGCAGATCCTACAGTATTAATATTTATTGCATAATTTTGGGTTATATCAGTTACGTTTATATTGAAGAAAAACTCAGGACTAATTGTTGCTAATTGATTTGTAAAATCGTAAGTGGCGAAGATTTTCGCATCTCCGTCAGTCAATTGTATACTTGAAATGAGACACGAACCTGCAGTATTAATAACTCCGGACAGGATCCACTGACCGGTATAATTGAAAGTAATTGTTGGAGCTAAACTAGTCACACCTTCTCCGTTGTACAAAAAATAAGCAAGATTGAATGGAAACTGGTTTCCTATCAAGTTATTATAATTTGGCGGAGGACTGTATCTTGAACTTCCAAAATAACCATCTATAGGTTGTATGGAAATGTACGAACCTGGTCCTATTGCGTTACGTACAAAAAAGTACCAGTTTTGAGTAACGTCTGTTACGTAAATAGGGAGTGCCGTTGATACAAGATAATTTGACGATACAGGAATGCGATTAAGTGTCCAAAAATTGGGAGATGACGGTGGACCATCACCCGTGTCCGAACCTACCTGAAAAGTACATCCAACTCCTACAAAAGAAACACGTATCATGTATGCCCCTGTCTGTGTGATGTTTATGCGACCCCCGGGAGTCACGGTATAAGCTGCAGGTGTGTCGGCGTTTGCCCACACGAGTCCTCCGGGACTGAGTTGTGAAAGATTTACAAAACCTTCGGGATCAATTTGTTGATTTAATTTTAAGAAAATTCCAGAAAGAGTATTGACGGGTAACCCTATTGCTCTTGACCAGCCCGCCTGTTCAAGTGTAAAATCGGGTATGACCGTTCCATTGGTTCCTTTATAAATAAGACCTCCTTCACCATCAGTCGCTGTGTAATTCTTAGGATCAAAACCCCAAAATACTGCACTGCTTGTCAAGTTTGTTGCAAATGCAGGATCAGTTACTACAACTGTAGATGCCGTAAAAATAAACTTTTCCAAGTTTGGGTCGTAAGCCACTCCCGGAATTGATGATGCCCATGTAGCAAAACTATTTGAAGAATAGTATTGTTGAGCAAAAGGAATTGTAGCCGATCGATTATAGCTATCAATTTGTACAAATGGAATAAAGTTTGCGTCTGGTTTGGTATTCCAGAACCAATCTTGACCATATTCAGCGAGGGGTGGCAACGTGAGCTTGAGCGTCGTCGCTCGTATGAGATCACCTTTGACAGGTATACGAACAATGTTATTTTGACCGGCAACCACGCCATTTCCTTCAAAAGGAACTTCAAAAGCTTCAAGGACAAATGGGGTGTGACTTTTGTAAACTGCCGAATAGTATGTTACTGTCGGACTTCCAGTGAGGTACACGTCCTGTTGTCCAAGTGCAGCCAACTGGATGAATCCAGATGACATATCTATTATTTGCTTAGAATTTTGTAGGACCGCGCTCCCCGCACATGTCCTTTTTATTACGTGAATATAGGAATGACGCTCAACCTCAGGAAGTTTGACCCAAGCACCATGGGGGACGACAAAGTCTGCATCTTCATAGGAAAGCGTGGAACCGGAAAGTCTACACTCGTGACTGATATTCTATGGTACAAGAGACATTTGCCTGCTGGAATAGCAATGTCTGGTACGGAAGATGGAAACGGACATTACAAGCAATTTATCCCTGATATATTCGTTTATTCTGATTATAACCAAGGAGCACTCGAGAAACTCATAGAGCGTCAGAAAAAGCTCACGCAGCAAGGAAGAGCCAGTCCGGTGTTTGTGCTTATGGACGACTGCATGTATGATCGTGCATTTATGCGTGATACTGCGGTTCGCCAGCTCTTTATGAACGGTCGTCACTGGAAAGTCTTCTTTATGATGACCACACAGTATGTCATGGACATGACTCCTATGATTCGAACCAATGTAGATTACGTTTTTGCCCTACGAGACAACGTACGGCAGAATCGTGAGAATCTTTACAAAGCATTCTTTGGGGTATTTCCAAATTATGACACGTTTTCACAGGTTATGGATTCGTGTACTGAGAATTACGAATGTCTGGTCCTTGATAACACATCAAAATCGAACAAGATATCAGATTGTGTGTTTTGGTACAAGGCTCCTATCCGCAAAAACTTCAGGGTGGGTTCTCCTGCATTCTGGCAATATCATCAGGCGCATTACAATCCCAGGCACATAGGTCAACGTGGAGCCGATCCAACCGTCAAGAGACGAGGAGGAAACGTAGTTGTGAAAAAGGGCGCGTAGACTTTTGAATTGAAAATTCACAGCGAATATCAATGGATACGTATGATCCTAGCAGTGAGTCGACTCCTATATCTCTAGTAACAGTCGAAGAAATTCCATCTCAAGAAACCAAAAAGACAGTCCCAACCGGGCTTTTGCGCCAAGAAAAAAACGTTGTAGAAGATCAAATGGCAGACTTTTCGAGTCCTATTGAAGAACTTGGTCCCGGTCCAGGACAGATGATGCAAAACGAAGTTATGGGTCCTCCTACGCCACTCGTCCCAGGTCCTGTTCCTCGTGCATCAAAGAAAAAGTCGGCACCTGCGAGCCAGAACCCATTCGGTCTAACTGATGAACAGTTTACTGCTTTGATTGCTGGCGTCTCAGCAATCATCGCATACTCAGGACCGGTTCAGGGAAAGCTCAGCACGACTATTCCAAAGTTTCTGAACGACTCTGGGAAGCAGACGCTGACTGGCATGGTTGTTACCGCTCTGGTGGCTGCAATCGTCTTTTACTTTGCAAAGCAGTTCCTCAAGGATCGGGTATAACGTCACCACAATAATTCTTTGTTCCGTTTCTTGAATAAATTCCATTCTGAATTGCAATTTCCTTAATCTTTTTAAAGTTATCCCAAAATCCTGTTGAATGATCGTATTCACTCACAGTCATGTGTGCAAGCTCATGAAGAAGCACATATGTAGCGGAATTCACATCGTCTCCATCAAGACAGATGTAAATTTCATACCCTTTATTCACGTTGGAACCTATAACACCATCACGCTTCCCACTCATGCCCGTTATTATGGCTGGTTTCAAAACAGGTATCCACATGGGGTCTCCACTTGCCCTGAGAACATCCAGAGTCTTCCAGTAGTTCACCTTGAGGTTATCGAGCATTGGATTGTCCGTGAAGAATGCCACTATTATGATCCAGATGATCACTAACGGGATGAGTCTCCACATTCCTATCATTACGAAAGACAAATTTTGTATACATGTCTGAAATTAATCCATTTGGGAAAATCATCATTGGCTCCCATGAAATAATTTTGAATTTTAAATTTTGTAAATTGTAAATTAATTTTTCCCCATCCATCATTGGTTCATCACGGAATTCATTTTGGTAAAAGGGTCCATCAATTAATTTTACCCTTGCGTGATGCGAAAAATTTTCAATTATATTTCCAAGGGAATCTTTAAAAATTCCTGAAGGAGAACACAAAGTTTCAATCCGAATCTTCTCTGGGGCGATCCCGATCAAGAGTCCACCCGGACGCACCGCTCGTGAAATTGCTTCGAGAGATTCATGCAAAGTTTTTTCATCCGAAAATATGTAATGTATCGAAAAGTTATAACACACAATGTCCCATGGACCTTTGGTGACCGCATGTCTTATGTCCCCAATTCCCAAAAAAGAAATGTCTAAATTAATTTCCTTGGCTCGTCTCTGAGCCTCTTTGATTGAGGCTTCATCCGGGTCGATCGCATCGACCCGGGCATTCACCGCCTTCCATTTCTGGAGGTCACCTCCCCGCCCGCATCCACAATCAAGGACGTGAGAACCTTTCGGAACCCATTGTTGAATGAATTCACGTTTGAATTTGTTGTGCAACTTTCTCAGTTGCTCCATTTGGCTTAAAAAGAAAGCGCGTCATGCTTTTATATGGCTATGCTCGAAGCTGATCTGACGTGTATCCCCGGGCAATACTTTGCATGCATCTCACTGGTTGGACCAGACCTCCCTCAGAAGAATGACAAGTTTGGACTCAAGATTCGAGGGTGTTTTTCGACCCGTGAGGAGGCTTCAACCCACGCAAAGCGTCTGCAGCGCGAGGATGCCACCTTTGACATTTACGTGGTGGACATGTACAAGTGGCTTTTGATTCCTCCAGATCGCGATCACATTGACGACGTTCACTACCAGGATGCCAAGCTCGAGGAGATTATGGTAAAGTATCGTGAGAACCAGTCACAGGCTGCTTCCATGTTCGAGAAGCGCAAGCGTGACATGATGGCCAAGCCTGGTCCCGGAGAGTTTCCGTACATTGACCCTGCCGATGAGAACAGCAAGTACTACACCAAGCCGGACGTTCCACCAATTCCTCACCCGGCGGATCTGCTCGAGGATCTGAAGAAGGAGTTTCCAGACGCTGCTATGGACGAGCTGGTTGCAAAGGCTGATATCCGCGTTGCAGCAGAGGTTCTGCGCCGTCGTGAGGTGGCTGCAGCCGAGGCAGCGAGCAGCGCGCCTGCCATTGACTTTACACCTTCCCCAGCTGCTCTCGAGGAGGATGTCCCTCAGGTCCAGTAAATAATCGTAATAAATAATAGAAATGATATTCGCGATAATAGGAGTGATAATTGTCATGGTACTTTTGTACCTTGCAATTGTTGGTTTTGTTCCCGCGCCAGCTAAAATATCTCAACCTGTAAGTGCGTACGACAACCAGTTTGAGGTATTTAGAGATATGCAGCCCGATTCACAAAATCGGGACAATCAATGGATAGGTTTTCTTCAGGAGGACATCCGGAGGAACCGGACGGGTCCTATAGGAGACTTTATAGGGGCAGATTCGCCATCGGGGAATGCCAAACTTTACAATTTTTGAACAATAATTGGGCGCATACTTACAACAATTACACCGATAACGATACCAATAAGTAGAATAGTCAACGGGTTTATATTTTTAAGGAATCCTCCTTCGGGTTGAGCGACGATTGGTTGCGGGAGTGACCACTCTTCCTCGGGGGGCGGTGGGGGTGGTGGCTCCGGTCGTGGATCTGTTTGCTGAAGAAACGGAAGATTCTCCATCTGTATAATCTCCGTCACTTTCGTTTTTATCTGGTACTATAAATCCCTCCAAGTTTCCATACTCGTCTGCATCTGATTC